AGGCTGCGCTGCTGCGCGGCTACACCTACAACGCTGCGCACACGTTTGTCAGCGACATCACCGGCGCAGGCGGCACCCTCGTATCTACCAGCAGCGCGCTTGGCGGTGTTTCCTTTGCAGACGGCGTGCTCGACGCCAACGATGTCACCTGGACTGCGGTTGCCGCCGGCGCTGCAATCCCTGCCATCCTGCTGTTCCAGTCCAGCGCAGTGACTGGCGGTGCAGACGTTGCTGCCACTGCCCAGCGGGTAATCGCCATTCTCGACGGTCGGTTCAGGTTCACTGTGGCCGCCACCGCCTCCAGCGGCGCAGTGGCTGTCACGGTCGACGCGCTACAGCTCGGGATCGCAAACGGCGCAGTAGCCTCGCTTATCAGCGGCACCGGCCCCGCCACCATCACGCTGTCGTCCGCCGCGAATGTTGGCGCGCGGTCGATTACCGTTTCCGCGCTCGGCAGTGCGGCGAGCGCGGAGGCCGTGTACGAAGTCGGGTACAGCAACAGCAACCTGCCGATCACGCCGAACGGTGGCGACATTACTGCGGCGTGGAGCAACGGCGCAAACCGCATTCTTAGGATCTGATCTATGGCGGTCGCAAAGTGGTCTAGCGTTTCTTCGCGCTCCAGCAACCTTGCCGGCACTTCGCTCAATTCGCTCGCTAATGGTTCCGAGTCAAGCCGCGTCACCTACGACAACAGCACAAACCGCAACCTGTACGGCTTCGTCACGATCAAGCTCGGCAGCATAACGCCATCGACGGGGGGCAGCATCACGCTTCGAGTTACTGCGAGCGATGGCACCGACATCGGGGACGCGGCGGTCGGTGGCGACCTTTACACGATGGCACTGACCTCGGGCGCGTCGGCGAAGATCGTCAATATCCCGATGGTGCGCCTGTACCCGTTCTCGCTGCTGTTTTCGGTCATCAACAATGCTGGCGTCGCGCTTGCGTCAAGTGGCAACGAGATTCACGTCACCAATTTCAACGAGGATGTCACTTAAATGCCTCGGGGTGTCTCGCTCGTTGATGAGGCGCGGTTGCAGGGGCGGCTCTGGACGCCTGCGCAGGTGCTGCCATCGTTGTGGCTGGACGGGGCAGACCTGTCGACGCTATCCATGAGCGGGAGCAGCGTCACACAGTGGCGGGACAAAAGCGGCAACGCCCGTCATGCCACGACGACGGTACGCAATCCGGGCATCACGAGGGTCAATAACCTGAACGTCATCAATTTCACGGCGTCCGGGGCAACGAGGCTGGACACGCCCGATTTCAACATCGCGCCCAACCGCCAGTTTTGCACTTTCGCGGTTGTGTCCGGGGGGGGGCTTCTCGGCGGGTCCACTTATCGGCGGATTTTTACCGCCAAAGGGGTCAATCCAGACACACTTGCGGCTGGATCGACGTATCCGCAGGGCTATCTTGGTTCAGGCGCGAATGCCGGGACCGCAATGCAGATTGCAGGCGGAAATGGTATAGCAACGCCTATCGTCACGGGCCTTGACACCGGCCCGCAATTGCTGACAGGCGCTTTCGGCACGGCGGGCCTTGCGGCAAACGGGAACTCGATCTCGGCCAATGGCGGCGCGCGGTCGGTGCTGACAGGTCAGACCGGCGCACTCAGCACCACAGGCATCCGCGTGGGGTCAGACAACGGTACGGCTGGCGGGTCTGCCTGGAACGGCTGGATTGCGGAACTCATCATGACGCTCGCCCTTTCATTCCCGCAAGTCCAGGCCGTTGAGGGCTATCTGGCGTGGAAGTGGGGTCTTGTCGCCAACCTGCCCGCCGCGCACCCGTTCAAGAACCGCCCGCCGCTGATCGGAGACTGACATGCTGCGCGTCCGCGTCCCACAGATAGGCGCGGTGGGTGGGGCCGCCGCGCAAACCGCTGCGCTTGGCGGCACGACCGAGCGTGAGCGGGCGGGAGGCGCACAGGCGCTCTCTGGCACAGTTACCGTCCAGCCTGGCGGCAGAATCGAACGTGAGGCGGCCGGCGGCGCAAATGTCAGCGTCGCAAGTTCCGGTCAAACGGTCACGCCAGGCGGCTTTGCAACTCCCGAGCGTGCCGGCGGAGCGCAGGTTGTCGGCAGCGTTGCCACCATGCAAATCGGCGGTGTTGCCGAAGCTGACCGCGCTGGCGGCTTGGTGGCCGTGCTCGGCGGGGCGTTTATCGCTGCGGGCGGCACAGCGCAGCCTGAAGCCGCTGGCGGCCTTGCTGCGGCGGCTGGTGCAGTCATCCTGCAAGTGGGCGGCGCTGCTGATGCTGACCGCGCTGGCGGATTAGTCGCCGCACTCGGCGGGGTGTCGCTGGAAGTCGGCGGTGCGCGCGAAGTTGAGCGTACGGGCGGCCTTGTCGCTGCGGCTGGCGTTGCCACCATGCAGGTTGGTGGATCGGCTGAGGTATCGGGCGTTGGTGGGCTGGTTGCCGCGTTTGGAGGGGCACCGCTGAATTTGGGCGGCTACGCTGAACGCGAGGGTATTGGCGGAATCGCTATCGCCGCTGGCTTGGCGGCCATCGCCATCGGCGGCGCGCGCGAGATCGAGCGTGCAGGCGGCGCGGCGGTCGCCTTGGTGTCCGTCAACTCGCTGCAGCCTGGGGGGATCGCTGATATGTCTGGTGCTGGCGGTGCAGCAATACTGCGCACTGTGATGCCTCCGGCAGGCGGCGGCGGCAGGCCGCGGGAAGAGCGTACCCAGCGGTTCAGCCAGATCAACACTGCGCGCCCGGCGCAACAGAACACCGTGAGGAACTGATGGGACTCATTCGAGCATCCGGCCCTAGCAGCGAGCCTGTCACGCTGGCTGAGGCCAAGCTGCGTCTTCGCGTCGACCACAACGATGAAGACGCCCTGATCGGCGCGCTCATCGCCTCTGCGCGCGAGTCTGCCGAACATGAGCTTGGCCGATCAATCATCGCCACCACCTGGGTGCTCACGCTCGATAGATTTCCGACCAGCATCCTGCTGCCCATGCCGCGCGTTACCGATGTCACGCGTATCGACTATCTCGATGACGACGGTGTCGCGCAGATCATCAGCCCGGCGGGCTACCAACTCATCGCCGCCAGCGAGTTCGAGGCCTGGATCGAGCCGGCCTACGGCTACACCTGGCCGACCACCCGCCAGCAGCCAGAGGCAGTGACGGTCACCTACGTGGCCGGCTGGCCCAACGCGGCTGCGGTGCCCTCCGGAATCAAGGACTGGATCCTGCTAGCGGTCGGCGACCTGTACCACTACCGCGAGCGCAGTGCCGAAAGGCCTGCTTTGCCGCACGGTTTTGTTTCATCGCTGCTGAATCCGCACCGCGTGTGGGGCGTTTAATGCACGCCGGCATGCTGGATCAGAGGGTGACGCTGCGAGCGCCGTCCGAAACGCGCGGCGCGGAATTCGGCGACCCGCAAATAGTGTGGGAGGACGTGGCTACGGTGTGGGCTGAAGTCTCTCCGATCAGCGGTCGCGAGTACTTTTTGCAGCGCGAGCAACAATCGCAAATATCAGTGCGCGTGCGCATCCGCTACCGCGCCGACGTTACATCCATGTGGCGTGTGCAGCACGCGGGCAAGGTGTACGAGATCGAGAGCGTCATCGACGAGCGCAGCGCAGGCGAGGAGCTGATACTGATGTGCACGGAGTATCGCAGTGGCTAGAGGATTTGTAACGCTGTCCGCAAAAATAGAAGGACTGGGGGAAATAGAACGCCGTTTGTCGGCAATGCCTGTAGTCATACAACGGCGCATCTTGCGCGGAGCGTTGCGCGCTGGCGCAAGAGTATTCCGCCGGCACATGGTGCAGGAGGCTCCTATCAGCGGAGAGCGGCGGCTCGACTACACAGGGCTTGCGCCAAAAATTCCTGGCGATTTGCGCAGGTCGATCCGCGTTGGCAAGCCTTACATAGACAGAGGCAGACTGTCTATTACAACCAAAGCCGGCAACGATAAAGCTTTTTACGCGCAAATGGTTGAAGTCGGCGTGCGCCCTCACAAAATCAGTCGCCGCCGCAATCTCGGGAGAAGCCGTAATGTGCTCGTTATCGCAAGACAATTTGTCAGCGGGCCAGTAAGACACCCAGGCTTTGCTGGTAGATTTTTTGCAAGGTCTGCGCTGGCGTCTGGAGAGGGGCCTGCAATTCTTGCATTCCGAAACTACTTTGACAATCGCGTGCAGCAGTATTGGGTGACAGGAAAATGAAGGCGGAAAAAGCTGTATTTGCTTTGCTGTCCTTGTCCAGTGGGATTTCTGCCATCGTCGGTCAGCGTGTGTTTCTGATTGCCGCTGCAGAAGAAACGCCGGCCCCGTTGTTGGTATTTCGCAAGACATCCGCGCAACGCTCAACGCAGATTTCGGCGGGTA